TTAAATCGTTGTACTTTCCATCTATAAAATACATAATAAAAAAATATGGCGAAAAAGCCTATTACAAGATGTGTATTTGTGGATTTTTAAAAGTCAGGTATGACTATGAGCAGAGCCTTAATTTTGACGAAAAAATAAACCTAAATTTCTTAATAGATACGAGGGAGCAGAATGTAATAACGCTCCCAAATTCACAAATCGCCAAGCTTAACTATGGAGACTACTCTATTGAAGACAATCCGAACAATATATTTATTGAGCGGAAATCGTTATTAGATTTTATCGGAACTTTAAGTAGCGGATTTGATAGACTTAAAAGAGAGTTGGACAGATGCGTTAAAGACAATGGATATTTAATCATGCTGATAGAAGAGGCGTATCCCAATTTGTTAGAATTTAACGATAGGGCTGAATGCAGAAGGGTAAAAGCTACGCCCGATTTTATAATGCATCGCGCCCGAGAGTTATTGACCCTTTATCCCCATAACCTTCAAGTGTTGGCGGTCAACGGCAGGATTGAAGCGGCCCGAATAATAAAGAGGATATTCACAATCAAACAGGATATCAAAAAAGTTGATTTGCAATATCACTATGGATTGGGGGTTTTATAAATGATTTACATGCCCGAAAAATATAAAAAAGACAGGCCCAATGTTAATAAAGAGCTACTAGCGTTGAAGGGCGAGCTTACCGACAAACAGGCGATGGCCGCGCTCGGCAGATTGTTAAGGCACAATTTTGGGTTTGGGCTTGAAGTCTTGACAAGAAGAAAAGTCAAGCTGGCCTTGTATCAAGAGATTTTATTAAAAGCAATATTTAATAGGAACTTCTCAATGATAGTCGCCTCGCGTGGTGGCTCTAAATCGTTTATTGCCGCTCTCATAGCCTTTCTGTATCCATTATTTAATCCGGGGACTAACGTAGTTATTTGCGGCCCTACGTTCAGAACGGCTCGCCATATATTTAACAATCTCGAAAAGATAATAAACTCCAAAGAGGGCATTTTACTTAGAAAATGTTTCGCGGGCGACCCGACAAAAAGAAATGACGCTTTCGAGTGGGAGATAAACGGGGGAATTGTTCGCGCCATTCCGATGAATAGCGAAAAGCTTCGTGGTTTCCGCGCCCAAGTATTGATTTTGGACGAATATTTGTTATTTTCGGAAGAGGTTGTAAAACAAGTTTTGATGCCCTTCTTGATTGTTCCCGACAACATCGGGGAGAAAATTGCACAAGACGAAAAAGACACCGACGCGATTGCGGCGGGAGAGCTTAAAGAAGGCGAAGAGATGATATTTCCATCCAATGCCCGAATGATTTGTCTAACTTCCGCTTCCTACACCTTTGAATACGCCTATAAGACTTTTAAAACTTGGGTGGAAAAAATCATGGACGACAAGAAAACAGAGGACGAGACTACCCACTTTGTCGCACAGATTAGCTGGAAAGCATTGCCGAAGTATTTTATTGAGAAGAGCGTTATTAAAGAGGCTAATGCGGCTGGCGAAGATAATCCAATCGCTAAAAGAGAATTTGGGGCACAATTTATTGACGGTTCAGACTCTTACTTTAGTGCCCTAAGAATGAAAGAGCAAACCATTCCAGACCTACAAGAGCCAACAACAAAACTATTTGGAGACAAGGACAGAGAGTATATCCTGTCAATTGACCCATCTTGGTCACAAGCCTCTAATTCCGACGATTTCTCTATTAAAGTTTTAGAGAAAAACGACGATGATTCAGTAACTTTAGTGCATTGCTATGATGTCCACGGGGGCACACTAAACGAACATATCCAATACTTCCTTTACTTATTACTATCTTTTAACGTGGTTTTAATTATTGCCGATAATGCGGACGGGAATTTTATTCAATCTTGTAACGAATCAGAAATATTTAAAGAAAAGAATATTAAATTAGGCTTTATTGACTACGACGGAGAGCTACAAAACGAAGAATATAGTAAAATGCTAAAGGATGTCAGAAAACAATATAATTTAAATGACAAGAAAATTTGCATCAAGCACGTTTTCAATTCCCAATCAATTAGAAGAATGAATGAGCAGTTGCAGACCTTTATTAATACAAGAAGGATATGGTTTGCGTCAAAATTAAGGGCAAACGGCCCAGTATTTAAACACATGACTTCTAAAAAGTTGCCTTATGAATTTTCTAAAAACCCACAAATCGGGGTGGATATTGGGGATTTAGTTGATGTTCAAGACAAGCTGATAGACTTAACAAAAAAGGAATGCTCATTAATTGAGGTTACTAGCAACGCTACGGGCGGGCAAAAGTTCGATTTGCCAGCCCTTTTAAATAGAAGCACCGCATCCGATAGGGCCAGAAAAGACGCTTATACGTCGTTAATGCTTGGAATTGAGGGGTATAAGGCTTATGTTGATATCATGAAGCAAGAAGCGACTACAAGGCAATCATTCTTCACCCCGATTGCTTTCTAATAAAACGGAATAAAAATATCCCCTTTTATTCCCGGTTTGTGTATAATAATTATAGATATTAAAATAATATGGAAAAGATAAAATTAAGCGAGTGGGCAAAAAGTAATGGCAAAACTTATAAACAAGCATGGGAATTAGTTGATTCCGGCGAGTTTCCGGCCAAAATAGAAAAAAATAAGGCAGGCTCAATTTTTGTCTTGCAGGAGTCGAAAGCCTCAAAAACTACCGCGAAAGTCAACGATATCGCTATTTCCGTCCCCAAATTCGCAGAAGCGGAAGAGTCGGTAGCTTCGGTAAGGAGAAACCGTGCCGGGACTTCGGAACAGACCAACGAGTATTATCATATAGATAAAGATGGCGGTCCTTATGGGAAAAGTAGAAATGGCAGTAATGATGGACTCGACATATCAGAAAAGATTAGATTAACTCAACAATGCTACTTCAACTTTTCAGATTTTCGTAATATTATTGACGTTTTGACGGAGTTTACCGCGAATGATATCCATTGGCGTGGCGGAAATAAAAAATCAAGAGATTTCATGAAAGCCTTTTGGAACAGACTCGGCCTTTTTTCGATTCAAGATAAATTTTACAGAGAATATTATCGAAGCGGAAACGATATTATTTGCAGGCTTGAAACCATTTTAAAAGAAGACGACATTGATATCTTAAACAAGGCTTACGGGGCGGCAGCCGGGAAAAAGGTTAAATTGCCCACAAAATACATTATAATTAATCCGGCCAATGTTATTTGCGGCGGGAACATAAGTTTTGCCGAATCAAAATTTTATCAAAAGTTAAATAACTACGAAGTTCAAAGATTAATTAAACCAATCACTCCCGAAGACAAGGCGTTCTTAGAATCCCTTCCCGAAGAGACTAAAAAACTATTCAAAGGCAAAAAGGCCAACTCCAACTTAGACGTTCAGATTCCCCTAGACCCCGCCAATTGCTATTTTATTTTTTATAAGAAACAAGATTACGAACCGATGGCCGTCCCAATGGGCTGGCCGGTTTTAAAGGACATTAATGCAAAGGCGGAGATGAAAGCCATTGATTTAGCCGTTGCCCGCACGACAGAACGCTCAATTTTGTTAATTACAATGGGCTTTGAAAATAAAGCGGGAGAATTATTTATTGACACAAAAGCGATGGAGGCAATGAGAACTTTGTTTACCTCCGAGTCTGTCAAAAAAACCCTTGTAGCCGACTTCACCACAAAAGGGGAGTGGTTGATACCCGAAGTAGATAAAATCCTCGGAAAAGCTAAATACGAGCAATTAAACGAGGATATTAGAACGGGCTTGAACAATGTCCTCGCGGGCGGGGACGAGAAATTCGCAAACCAGAGTATTAAGGTTAAATTATTTATACAAAGATTGAAACAATCTCGCGGGGTATTTTTAAATGAATTTTTAATCCCAGAAGTCAAAAGAATCGCGAAGGAAATGGGCTTTAAATCTTATCCAACCCCGGTTTATGAAGATTTAGATTGGAAGGATTCTGATTTGTGGAATAGGGTTGTTGTTCAATTGGTCGGGTTGGGATATTTGACTCCTTGGGAGGCTCACGACGCTATTGAAACCGGGGTATTGCCAGAGAAAGATGTTTCTTTGGAAAATCAAAGAGAATTTAAGAAGGTCAAGGACGAGGGGCTATATCAAACTCCGCAAGCTAATCCCGCCACGCAATTAGAAGTTCTAAGCGAAACAAACAAGCAGGCCATGAAGACGATGGAGAAACAGCACGAGTTTGACAGCAAAGAAAAACACAAAGACCGCAAACATGCGGCGGAAAATCCCCAAGCCCCCGCCCCTCAAATTGTTTTAAATGCTCCTACCAAAATGGGGCAACCAAAGGGCAGGCCGGGCGGGACAAAAGGAAGTCCAAAAAAACAAACAAAGCCGTCGAAACCTTCAAAGGCGGGGATTTCTCAATCTTTGGTTAGAACTAATTTAATTTTGGCATCTGATTTAAATAAACAATTAGAGCAAAAATTATTAAAGAAATTCAATCTTGAGAAACTAGATGAATCCCAGTCCCAATTGAAAGACGTTCTTCAAGAATCAATCATGTTAAGCGAACCCGCCTCAAATTGGACAAACGAAGCGGTTATCGAAGATTATATTAGTAATCCCGATAAGAAGAATGAAGAAAGATTTAATTATTGCTTAGAAATCGGCGCAAATCACGAAGTAAACGATTATCTTTCGAGTATCATCGCGAATTCACAAATTCCAGTAGAAGACGAGCAAATTGAAGAGGAATTACAAGAAACTGAAAGTTAAAATATGAAAAAACCATTAGATTTAACAAATAAGAAAATAAACAATTGGAACGTTAAATGCATAGACGAAGAAAAAAAGCAAAAAAGAAGTTCCAATTATTGGATTTGCGAATGCGATTGCGGAACAACAAGGTCTATCCCAGCCCACAGGCTTGTAAATGAACCGTCAAAAGGATGTTCAAACTGTTTTCCAAATAAAATTGAACGGACGGCCCACAATAGGATTAATTTGGAAACCATCATAAATAATAAGTACGGAAGCCTTAAGATTATTAAAGAATCGGAGAAGAAAAAGGTGGCAGGGCAAGAAAGGCGTTTCGTTTTATGTCAATGCGACTGTGGCAATAAAAAAGAAATTGCTCTTAAACGTTTAATGAGCGGACATACTAAGAGTTGTGGGTGTCATTACTTTAATAAAGACGAGAACGGACATAGCA